CCGTACTCGTCAACGTTATCGTCATCGGGTTTATCGGATACACCTTCATTGCTTTCGCTTTCTGGGGCGCTTTCTGGTTCTTGCTGTCGCTCAGGTTCCGGGGAATATGTATTTTGTGACGGCGCTTCTGGTTCAGCTGGCGCTTTGTATTCAACCTCTTTGCCGCTTAATAGTTCATCAACACTTTGTGGTTCAGCTTGATTATCAGTCATAATTAAATCCTATTGCTTGTTTACTATCCCTTGCTCGTTACTTATTAATTTTGCTTGTTATTAGTTTGGCCAAATTATCCGCATGCGCTATACGTTCATCAGTGTTTGTTCTGTGCGTTTCAGCTGCATAACGCATTTCTTGTTCTTCAAGCTTTGCTGCAATATCCATTTTTTCTTGTTGTAAATTTTCAAGTTCCAGCTGGATATCTGCATTTTGTTTTTGCGCTTTTAATTGCAGTTCTTGCTCTTTTATTTCAAGTTCTTTTTGCTTAAGTTGCGCCATTATTGTTTGCGGGTCTGGTTGCTGTGGCTTAGGCGGTATTGGCTGCCCAGTTTTACCCGCCTCTATAATTTCAGGTGGCACCATGGTTCTTAACCTATTACGCAATTCAATCGAATTAGAAAGCGGCAAATTTTCAGCGTACAAATCAGCAATCATCTGGAAAACTTGCGGGTTAGCTTGTAATACCTGCTGCAATGATTCGAATGCCTCTTGCTTTTGACCTTCAAAACTTGGACCTGCTTTTAATCTAATGGTATAACTTCCTTTAGTTAAGTCGTTAGCAACTTGGGGAGAATAGTCATCAATACGCTGATTAATTGTGACTGTTTCTGTTCCAGTGTCCGCCATATCTAGCTTTAACGTTCTTTCAGAATCGTAAACTTTAGGTATCATGTCACTAACAGTCTGTGCCACTTGGGTTATAGCTCTGTTTAAAGCATCAAAGTTTATATAGGTTGAATATGAACCCTGACGTGTTCGCGAATCAATCGCCTTGCCTGACACCTCATTACCTTTATCGCCTAGCCTTGCCTGATACATTCCTGTGCTTGTATAAACGTCATTCATGGCACGCTCATATTGCTGATTAAGCGATGCTGGAAGCTCTGGCATTTGTAGACGTTGCGGTACAAATCCGTCACGGTCTTTATCAAAAAATAAGGCGCCATTTTGTGATTGCGGGTCACGCCATATTTGTTGTGTTGACTCTGATTGTACATTTTCTTTACTTACAAGAAATTGGTCATAGCGCGACGTTTTTAATAAATACGCTGACTGTGTAGCAATATAGTTTAAGTATCGCTGCGAGTCTTTAGCGTCAGCAACAAATGGCATAGTTACCTGACGACCATCTTTTGTGTACCAAGAATCCGAATCAACAAAAATAAGCGGCAAATCTTTACTTGGTACGATGCTTGATTCCAGTTCGTAATCACCGGCAATTTTATAATGCTTAATTACATGCGCCGGTGCTTTTCGTTTTTTGACAATCTCAAGCGGAAAATCACTGATATAGATTAACTCAATTTCCCCATCATCCGTTTCGATTATTTCTTTTGTGTAGTTCTCATATTGTTCAGAATCGATGACGTCGTTGTTTGACAACAAATAAATGTATTGTGATTTATATTCGCGCACAAAATAATCTGACACCATTATTCCTGATTCGTTCGCCCACGTGAACGTTAAATCTTGACTCGTTAATGACTGTGGTATTTTGCGCTCGATATCTTTGCCATATTGTGCAGCGAATTTTTTCCTATCCATGAATGAATGAAAGCCGCACTGTGACCCGTCTGTTTTGTCGTCACGCATTGCTGATATATCCCACCAGCATCGCGTCGGGTCGCGAAATGATTCGATTGTGATATCTTGGTCAAATGAAAAGTCATTTGCATAATCATTACGTGCATATAAGGCAGAATAACCACCAATTGACGCTTGACTAAAAGATGTTTGGTATTGAACGTTAGATTCGGACTTAAAAGCAATATTTTTAACTAGCGCCTCATAAACTTGCGCGGTTTGTTCTTCGGCGTTTTGGTTTGGTATTACTTCAATGTTAGGCGTGTTTTGACGTTGTTCGCCGATAAGCGTTCTTACTAATGTATTAAGCTTGTTAACGCATAGCGGAACTTTTTTATATGAACGCAAAAGGCTTGTTTCTTCATTTGTCCACTGCGAACCTTTTACAAATTCATAAAAGTCATGGTACTGGTCAATGTTTCTTGCAAAATAATTTCGCCAGTCTTCACAATCTTTTCTGCATTGCTCTGCTATTTTTTTATTTAAACGCGCCATCGTCTATCCTTGTTAACATAAGCTAGTATTGTATCCTGTAGGTACTGGATTGTACAAGTTGTCATTTGTATTAATATATTGACCTAAATAAAATGTTAATGCTAACGCATCCGCCAAGTCACTAGAACGACCGCCCCGTTTTTTTAAATCGTCTTTTGATTCTATCTGTAATTTTGACCCGCGATATTTGAACGTATAAGAACATAAATCAATCTGCAGTTCTGACATGTCGGGGATATCAACGCCTAATTCATTATTTAGCCATTCATTCATTGCTTCCCATAATTCAGCGCGTCTATTAATAAAACGGTCTGATTCGCTGGCACGCTCAGCGACATTAACACCGACAACGCAATGATGACCCATCTCTTTAAGTCTATCGACAATACCCGCACCAATGCCGATTGAGTCAATAAAAACACGCTGTGGTCGCTCATTTTTAATAATGCTCGCAACACGTCCGACTATTTGCATAGTATCTTGATTGTAAAACGTGTCTATGCGCTCAAGCTTGCGCCCGCGTCTGTATGCTATAGCCAGCCTATCAGTATTTTTAATTGCAGGGTCAACGCCCACAATCAAGCTAGAATCGGTATCAATTGAGTTATTTCGCGCTTTGCGTACTAAATCAGCGTTAATGAAAGCGTTTGTGTTAGATGATATGAAAGCGTCCTGAGCACTACACGGATATTCTTGATTGAATTGCTGACACTGCTGGTCATAATCACCGGCGAAACCCGCTATCTTTTTTCGTCGCCACGCCAAGTGTTCAACTGTTAAGCCTAAATCACTATATAAATTTAGTAAGTCTTGTTCATCGTCAGTGATAGTAAATGTTTCATCAACGTGACTTTTGTACTCGTCTTGCCAGAACCAAGGCACAAAAATAATTATATAGTCGCCGTTGTAATCGTCTGAGTTGACCGCTTGCCATTCGAAGAAAAAATCGTTTTCTTGTCCGTTTGCCGTTGATTCTTTAATAATAGCCGTATCGTCAATATCTGCAATTGTCTGTAATACGCCCGTTTTAATTTCTTGCATATGCTCAAAAAAAGCATACTCGCTGCAATGCATTAATTGCGTTGTCATTGACCGGCCAAGATTAGGGTTTCCGGCCGTACCGACTTTGTATCCTGATTCTAGCGGTGTGTCATATGTCAGTCTATTGTGAGACTTCTGACTTGGCTTTGGTGCAAGCCCAGCGGGCAAGTTATCGTCATATCGCTTCGTAATATCAAACAAGTTTCTTGTTGCGTCTGCTAGGTGCGTTAATATAAAAGCTTGAGTGCCTGGGCGCGTTAACACGCGATGAAAAAACACTGCTTGAATTAAAGTTGAGCAGCCTTGCTGCCGTCCTTTTAATATTAACGCTCGTATCTTTCCAGTTTTCGCTTCTTGTTCTTGTAATTTAGTAAGTATGTAACGTTGAGCGCGATTAAGCTTAAAAGGTATTAAGTGACCGGACTTATCAGATATTTTTAAAAATTGTTCAATAAATTGCTGAGGGTCAAAAATGTCAATCATTTGTCAGATTGATTTAATTTGTCTTTTAATGCTTGTGCAATAAATGATTCGGCTGCGTTGTCTTGCTGAGGCTTGTCGCCAAATTGCTGAGGCGCAAACTTTTGCAACAACCATTTTTTGGTATTCAAGGCAGCCATGGCCAGCGTTGCGCTTGGCGAATCAATACGATTATTGCCTTTGTCGTCAGTATAAAATCTAAGCTTTTCGTTTAAAGAATCGGTAGCATGGTCAAGTTCTTTGTAATAACTTGTTGCCCTAGCTTTTTTAAAACCTTCTGAAAACGAGGGGTGACGGTCTTGCCAACAATACAAAGTTGACTGGGTTGGCATCCAATCCATAGAGTCACATATATCTTTAATGGCACGCGGGCTTTCCAGTTCTTTTAAAACCTTTTCCGCTAGTTCTTGGTTATATGTAGTTGGACGGCCGCCTGCCATAATCACTTCCCTTTCTTAGCGTATCCGCGACCTTTACATTCTTTCGCATGATACTTGTTCATTTCAGCAATATTTTTACTGTTCATTGACTTAAGTTCATATACAGATTGCTTTTGTTCTTTCTTGTCCATTTCATGAACTCCGTTTACTAAATGATTTATATATAGTTCATATTAGAAAACATTACAAGGATTGTCAACTACACATAGCAAAAGCAAAAAATTAAAATTAATTATGTGAAGTAGCTTGACATATGTTAAGCGGCTTAGTATACTGCACTCAAGTTAACAAAAGAGGGTAACAACGTGGATATATTAGAGTTTGACTATAACAAAGTAGATGGCTTTGCTTGGATTGTTCTTGAGGGGGGTTTAACGGTTCAGGCATGTACTACAGATGACGATAAAATCAACATTAACGATTGCGGTCATGATTGGGGTCTGTGCGGTGATGCCAATGAAGAAGCTTTTAAAAAATGGGGTGAAAATAGATGCATGGAAGCTCTTTTTTCTAAAGCTAAAGAATGCGGGTTTAAACTTATTAACTACAGAGGGTAACAAAATGCACAAACACACAATCATAAAAGGCTTTACGCGCGGAAACAAGCGCGTGAAACTACTCGATCGCAAAAAATCAAATGGTGATTATGTAGTAATAGAATTTACGCCCAAAAAAGCTGTAAAAACTTTATTTGCTCACCGGTGCATTGTTAGCACAAATCATTTTTATGCAAATTATTATTTAGAGGGGAAAAACAAATGAAACCAATATTTGTATATGTTGAATGGTCAGAATCAAACCTATTCAATGAAAAAAGTATCTACACATTCCAAGAATTTGAAACGCTTTGCTTGTGTGAGCTAAAAACAAAACAAACGGGAGGATATACCAAAACTAAAATAGAAGTCCTATTTAGCAATGGTTTGTCGTACGGATGCAGGCTAGATATATGCCAAGACACACCAAACTTTTACCAACATGCTAAAGCGGTAATAGAAACATATGAAAGCAGAATAAAAGACTATAACAACGACAACAAATTCATAATAGAGCAAACCAGAGCATGCTATGGCTTACTAAAAGCTGTTGACTGGAATTAATCAATAATAATATACCAAGCTGTTGACATATAGTTACCTGCTTGGTATGCTAACCACGAACTTACAAAAAGAGGGCTGCACAATGTTAGAAATAATTTTAGATGAAGAAAAAGAAAATATCCGCATAGGCACAGAATACAATTTGAATGATTGGGATATGAACCTTGGAAACTTACACACTTTACAAAATGATTTAATAGAACAGCTAAGCATAGTTAACCAGTTATTTAAAAAGAAGGCGAGTAAAAAATCATGTTAAACGAAACTTTAATCGATAAAACAATAAACGGCTATAACGTCATTATCTGTGAAGATGATGACGGTTATATAAACCTAGATATCAATTGCCCGTGCGGGGAAACCATAAAAACTTTGGAATTTTTAGATAACTTTTACACAGCTGAGCGCTTAGCTAATCGTCACATTAGATTGCTAGGTGATTATAAACAACATTGTCAAAAAGAGGTGTAACCAATGAACCATTTACAAATTTATAAACATGTCCAAGAGGACATCCAAAGTTACAGCTATGAATTACGGGCAATGATGCGAGCATTCCAGCAAGAAACAGACACGCATAAATGTCAACGTGAGCTTGAGATATTAATGAAATTTGTCAACGCTAAAATTATTGATGAATCAAAAATGGATTTTATACAAGGCGAGCAATTAAGCCAGTATTTATTAGGCCACACAATAGAGGATTAATAAACATGATGGAATTTATTGATAGTGATTTTTCTCAAGAATTTGGGCTACACAAACAAAATGAAGCACAACGCGTGCCTGAACACACTATGCAAGCATTAGACCTATATGTGACTCGGGGAATTATGCCCGGGTCATTCTTAACGGCTGTTTTATGCAATGATTTAGCTGGCGCATTTGGCAAAGCGGATGTTTATAACATCGCTAACATGTACGCCATAGTTAAGCACATATATAACAAAATTCCTGCCTGCGCTTGGGGCAGTCAAGAAAAAGTAAACGCTTTTAGGCAGCATCTTACAAACGGGGTTACTGACAATGATTAAATTTGAATACAAAGAGGACAAAGGAAAAGAAAAATTAATTTTTGATATGGTGGAGGTTGACCAATTTTTTATAGATAAAGACGGTTGGCTTTGTCAAAAATACTCTGATTTACAATATTTTGCTATAGCATGCTCAGAAGGTACGCCATCCGCTCAGCATTATCACATTGACAGATATACTGAAATAAAAAAGATACTACCGGAAGTAAAACGCATTACATGGGATTAAAACCAATGAACACACTATACAACGCTATTTTAGGCGAGCTTGAAAACATAGACGACAACATACAAACAAACGGCCTATATGTAACAATAGAGGGCTTCAGTTTTTATGCATCGTTTACTAGTAATCACGGCTATCAATTGCTAAATAGTCATGAAGCGCAACAATTAATTGACCTAAGCAAAACATCAAGACTTAAGCACTTGTATAATTTAATACAACATATACAAGACCAGTGGCAAGACACGTTGATAGCTGATTTTGAATGTCAGCAAAAAGTAAACGGCAATGATGACATAAATTATCATGCCATGAATGCAGTAAACAACTGGGTATAATTTATAATACGGAGCAATAAAAATGTTAAAAAAAGTAGACGAGCAGATAATTCCTTTTCATGAATATTTAAAAGTTAAACGCGAACAACTTGGATTGAAGAAAGCAGACATCGCACGCTACCACAATTTAAACTCTGGCTATGTATCAGATTTAGAAAACGGTAAGCGTAGTCTCACCCCTGCTTGTTTTGACCGTGTTGTTAAAGCTTATCAGTTAACCGATGAAGACTTAGACCAGTACGAACTAGGTCAGTTTAATAAAAAAGTTGGCACACCTAAAAAAAGCAACGTTAAAAAAATAATTGAGTCAGTTAATCGTTTTGAAAAAACAGTTAATGAAACAATGACAGGTAATAGCCCATTTGAGCAAGGATTAAAAAATCGCGCTCTTAATGCTTGCGAACAAACTAGAATTATTTTCAAGCAGCTAAAAGTAATTGACGAAGCTTTAGAAAACCTATGATTAGCTTAAAAACTTTTTTACTGGTTATGGTTGTTGGGTGCTTATTTGTATCGATGAATGCATACGACAAACAAGCTAAAAATCATAGGTCAGTTATTAACAAAAGTTGTTGATAACCCTGTGAATATATCCTTATAACCCCGCGATAGCGGGGTTTTAGTTACTGGTGTGATTATTTTCTATCTGCAAATTTAGCAGCCACAAATCGACTTAATGCATCTTTGAAATCTTGTGTTTTTTGTAAGCCCATAAGTAGCTGGTCTATCTCTTTTGTATAGCATCCGTGCTTTTGTGCGTATCGCTGCTTAATCAACTCTAAAAATTCCTTTTCATAATTTTGCATAAATACCCCTAGTGTAAATCGCTAATGAAACCGCAAACGCTGTGTAACCCACAAATTTTATTTAATTTTTTAAATATTAGTTCTTTATCAAGCATATTGTATTTAAAGCATAAGTTTATATCTTCAATAATCAACAAATTTACTTTTTTGTTTTCATTAAAAAATTGTTCAATGTTATCTAGCAAATCAATGTCGCTAAAATATAATGCTTTCATTACAAAAAATTTTTGTGCTTTCCCCATAAGACTGACGTCTGGTTCAAATCCACAGACCAACAAAAATTCATTGTTAACTAAGCCTTTTCTGACTGCTTCATCATATGCTTTGTTAACTTTATCATTACACAAATCCCATTTTTTAATAATTAAATTATCGTATGTGCTAGCTTTATCCAACATAATAACCCCCTAGTCTTTTGTTGCGTATTCATTGGCTTGATTGCCAGCAAAGCTAAACTTTTTATTTTTTTTGATTTCATCGTAGTTAGGCGGGTTGGCGCTTATGTCTTTTAAAACACCATCTTTAAACTTAAAACCAATTGTATCTAGGCGTCCGTTTCGCGTTTTATCTGAACGTACAATCAACCAGTCTTTGTAAACAATTTCATCCCTGTATCTATCGGGTTTATCTATTCCTAACCATAATTCGCTAATGTGTTCAGTTTTAGAACCTTCGCTCGCATGCTCAACGCGTGGCATTTGATTAGATTTATTGTTAACCGTCTCACGATTAACCTGGGTTAATATCACTATGCAAATTTGTAGCCTTGATGCTAATCGCTGTAATGCATCTCCAATAATGCCAATTTTCTCAAAGGTATTGTTATACCTGCGCTCAACTGGAATCAAGCCTATATAATCAATGACAACAATTGATAATTTGTTACTATTAGCATAAAGCGTTATTGACGCTATAAGCTGGTCTAGGTTATGTATATGCTCACTAAAAAACAAATTCATATTGACCGGCATCTTAGGAATATCAGCTATAATCTGTGATTTATATTTATCGTCCATGTTGTACATATCAACGCCATAAGCTTGCCTTATCCATGCCCGTCTAAATGCATTTTCGTTCATTTCTAATGAATAAAATAACCCTTTTTTATCAGGATTGCTTTTAATGACTGATTGAAACAAAAGCATTGATAGACTTGTTTTGCCATTGCCAGACCTTCCCGCAATAGTTACTACACCACACGATGGGAAACCATTAAAATTGTTGTCAAATGAAGGCAAACCGGTGGTTAATACGTGATTTTGCTCATACATTTGTTGACCGAGTGAATCATAAAACTCGCGTGCTTTGATGCCCATCATTGTGGTGGAACCATCAAAGTCAAAAAATTGACTAACGCTTTGTTCGATGTGCTGCCTTGCCTCAACAATATTTTTGTTTTTTTCTATTTCTTGTACTAACTCACGCAATTGTTTTATTTTTTTTGTTACAAATGAACCATCAATGATAGATTTTATATCTTTTTCAATCATGGTTTTTGTTGCGCCAATGTTTGCCAGCTCTAAAATTTGATGAATATCAACATTTTCAGGCGATTCTCTTACGATATCATCAAAATAAATAGACTCATTTGCAGCAAAACGGCATTTTAAATAATAAAATAACTTCCGATAATGCTCATTGCTAAAGTGATTGATGTTTAATTGCGAAAAAGCCTTGATTACAGCAGTTAGATTGCTATTATTAAGCAATAGCGCACTAAGCAATCTTTCTTCATAAATTAGTGTGTTACTCATAGAAATCCTTATGGGTTATTAACTTTATCTAAAATGTCATACATGCGGTCTCTACGCATAAAGGTTGCTAACCCATATCTTTCAGTTCTATCCGGAAATTCCCGAACGCCTGTCATCCATGGGCAAGCATATTGTAAGGCTTCAAAATATTCTCGCAATAATTTTAAGCTAAAGCCTTTGTCATAAACCTTAATAAAATTACTAGCGCCAGTTTTTAAGTGCTTTCTGAATAAGGGTGACTTATGCCCTTGCGTATATTTCCTAGCATCACCGTAATAAAAATAAAATAAGTTAAACGCAATCTGATAAAACTGTTCGGGCAAGTCTTTAAGTTGTCTTTTAGTAAAATGTCGATCTTCAATGCATTGATCGGCCGAGCTATCCGCAACCACGCAATCATCTATGCCCACTGAGTCAGAACAACTATCAGATTCCTCACCAGACAACTCGTCCCCTGCAAGGGGACTATAGGGGTTATTTTGGTATTTATTATTATGGGTGTTTTGGGTGCAATGGGATTGCACCGGGGGGGTGCAATCACACTTCACCATGTCATCGCTGCTAGATACATCTGTTTTTTTGTCATTTTTAACGAGCACAGGTAGCTTTTTGGTGCGCCATATCCAGCCCTCGTTAGTTTCTTTGTGCTCTATATATCCCTTATTGATAAGAACTTTCGCAATGTACATAGCCTGTCGTCTAGTGACTTTTAAAATGCTGGCAAGATGGTTGTATGAAAAATAAGGCTGACAATCGATATTTGGGCTGGATTCCATTTGCTCAATCATCCCGTAAAGGATTAAATGTTTGTTTGTTAGGTCTAAATCAAAAAGAATTTGGTAGGGAATGCAAGCACGATAATTGTATTCTTGATAATCTGCGTTTGTTTTATGTGTTTTTTTTATACTCATGTGATATCCTTATGTTTATATACAAGTCTGTAAAAAAAGGGGTGTTACCCCCTTCTCCGTGTCATCTTTTTTTGTTTAAGCATTTTCTGCAAAGAAATCGTAAGTTATCTAACTCATAATTTGTGGTTTCTTTGTTTATCTGTGTAATACATAGCTTATTAATATCATCTAA